ACACAAGGTAGAGTATAATTTCAAATTTCCAACCGATTTACGGTTTATCAACGATCTTAGCATTCTCTTCAATAAAAGACATCATTGTTCCAGTGTATTTCATACGACCAAGATGATTCAAAGTAATACCAGGATCTACCCAAACTTTTCCACCTATATTCTGCCAATATCTACAAAAGCCATAGTCCTCAGATAAAAATCTATTCTTATGAGCATCAATATAAGAATTAAAAAATGCGTATGTCCAAGGTTTTTCATTCTCAGCAAGAGAGCCAGTATCATCATCATACTTTAATTCAGGGTGAGCTTCTATTAGTTTTAAAAATGTTTCTCTTTTTATCATCATAAACCCAGTACCAGCATCAAATATTTCAATTGCCCCGTTTTCAACATTTAAAATATTTTTGTCTCTAACTGGATTAACAACAAATCTGACACTTCTAGATGCAAGTTCTTCAACAGGAACTCCATTATTTACATTCTTGACTACCTTTTCCCAATCAATTGATTTAATAGGATAAGCGCCAGTAATTACTTCTTTATCATGCCATAGCAATTTTAAAATATCTTCGGGCTCCCAAGAGATATCTGCATCAATAAACATCATGTGGGTGAATTGTTCATTACCTAAAAATTTAGCCGACATATTGTTTCTAGCACGATTGATCAATGAATCGGTAATAGTTGCTACTGCAAACTTCATGCTATGATCTCTAAAATACATTAGAGTCTTAATCAGACTCATCATTGTTGGTTCCGATATTTGTTGATCGTAACAAGGAATAGCGAAAAGAACATTCCATTTCGCTAATTGATCAGATGTAATTTCTATTGATTGTGTTTCAAAAAGTGCCATGCTTATAGTATACATAAAAAAAAGGGCTGAGATTGCTCCCAGCCCTTTTTTTATTTTAATATTACTTATTTTTTACAAGAGTCTTGACACTCTTAATATCTTTTGATTTTACAACCTTATCGGGGACCAAAGCGGTCTCTATTTCTGACGATACTGGCACTCTAAAATAGAGAGTTTCAGTTTCTTTATTGTAATGAATTTCAACGCTTACATTAATCTTACGAGCTTGGGCACGAATTCTCTGTTGCATTGAATTGTATTTCTTACCAGCCTGAACACCCTCAATTGAATAAGGCTTTCCACTTTGCTTAGATAGATTCAAGGTATCAATAATCATTTGCAATTCAGCAGATGTACGACCACTTCTTGAGATTACTGGGAATGAACTTGCTTCTTTAATTTGCATTTTCTCTCGTTTCTATATTGGTTTTGAATAACGCCTGTTGGCTTGACATACAACTTATCAGTAACTTTACTGGAAACAACCTTTGTCTATAGATATTTTATTAAATATTTTTCAAAGAGGATCTTTTGATTGAATCCAATTGCGCAATTAAAATAGCATTTTGCAATGTTAGTTCAGACACTTTATCACTCATAATTTTAAGAACTAATTGTATGTCTACCATATCCTTATCCATTAAATGTTCTCCATCCATACGCCCACCTCCTCTACTGGAATTTGTGTTTTATTAAAACCTGGCACATATGCATTCATATCACGATTATATACCGTTACCGTACCGTAATCCTCAAAATCTTCACCATCAGGAGCATCAATGCCTAATATTTCTATTTCAACTTCTTGCTCAACACCCATATGCTGCACAGAATTAAATACTGACCCAGCAAGGGCATCAGCTAAATCTTTAGATCCAGAATTAGGGTGATCTATTTTATTATTACTAAATAATCTTAACTTCAACAATTCTTCTTCAACAAGAACATGATTCCAATACCCACGAAGCCTTGTGTCATAAATAGATGTCATCAATGTATCATAATCAGTTTTCTTAACGCTATGAAAATCTGCATTAATCCCTTGAGCTTTCAAGCTTTGAATCATTTCAATAGATTGCCATCTATCAAAAGTAACTTTAGCAACATCAAACCTTCTACAAAGATCAACAATAAGCTGCCTCACGGAAGCAAAGTTAATTTCTTTGCCAGGTTCAGCCTTCCAGGAATGTATTAAATCAACATTAATAACTGGCAGCTTTTCAACACCCATTGATGTAACTATTTCTTTAAATCCAGAACAATGCGTCATACATAAAGCTGTTCTATCTCTTTTAAAACCTAAGTCTATATGAATAAATCTTTGATGACCATCAGTATTATTAAACCACGGCTTATATCTACCTTCTTCATCCATAGGGTCATCTGAATATATAAAAGCTTTTCTTACTAATTCTTCATCTCTAAAGTAAGCATCTTCCATTGTTGGAGGTTCACATTCAAAACGAGATGCTGCTTCAATTGGATTTCTAATATACTCAGATTCTAATTGCTCTCTTTTAATTGTTGGATTAACTTCCCATGTTGCTGCTTTAATTGACCAAGTTTTAGGTTCATTCTTTTCTCTAGAGCTGAAATATCTCTGCTGAATAAAGTCACCTTTATAGCGTGGGAATGACAATAGAATAACCTTACCAATTTCTGGAAACCGTGACATTACGGATAGCTTACTCATGTTATAAATTGCAGATGCTGATCCTTTTGATCTCACTTCACCTTTCAATTCGCTATCTGTTTTAAATGCAGATATCTCATCAAGAATAACTGTCATTACTTCATAACCTTCCCAACCTTCAGATTCAGAGTGACCAGAGAATAATCTTACAGGTCTGGAAAAGAAAAATATTTCTGATACTCTAGGTTCAAACCCCACATTATTAAAATAAGGAGATGATAGCAATAAGTTCTTTAATGGTTCAAAGAACACTCTCTGAGCTTGCTGAGCGTTTACAGCAAGGTTTAGAAGGTCAATATAAACACCGTGAGCTTTACCATAATAGCCAAGAGGATCTCTTAAGCAATGTAATAGATATACGGTATACGCCATAGATATTCTGGCACAATGGTCTTTACCAGATCCTTTGCCGAGCATACAAATCACTTCATTGTCTGTGTATTTCTTGTAAATCTCTTTTCCCTTTTCTTCGCCATATAATTTTATTAAAGTGTGTTCTTTGAATATCTGTGTGCTATGCTTTACAATCTCCAACTGAATCTCAGATAAAGGGGGGAGACCGAGATAGTGTTTATCTTGAACAAAAGTTTCAATAGAAACAGGTTCTTCCATAAATTCATCTTGACGCAATAATCTATCAAAATCATTAAATTCAAGATTGATACCTAAGAAATCAGACATGTTTCTATACTACCCTATAGGCGTTTTGAAAAGATCTCAAATTATGAGCCCTATAGGCTTTTTCAAAAGATCTCAAATTATGATCTCTATAGGCGTTTTTAAAAGATCTCAAATTATGAGCCCTGCTCTTCGTCTTCTTCTACCGTGAATGCAGTGTTGGTTGTGATGGTAGTATTCTTCCCCGTCATAATCTCAAAAGCAATTTCAAGTTCCTTACGGACTTCTTCGGCAATAGATGGATGTTTTGAGATGACATCTCTTAAGATTTTTGATAAAATTTGATTGACATTCTCAGCCTTCTGCATTCTGGCAATATATTCACCATCTGTCTGGTTCCCGCCCATGAGTTTGTGCAGCTGGGCTTTCTTAGTAGCGAGATCACCAGCCAGTTTAATTGCTTGAATTCTGGCAGCAACCATGCCGTTATCTGTTGCTATATTAATTGTTTCCCAAGCTTCCTTACTTAATTCATCAAATTCAGTAAGAGCTTTAATTGTATTAAATTGTACTTTTTCAAGAAAAAACGGGTCTTCCTCAATAGTTTGATTTAATATTAACTTATATTCATCAATGTACTCTTTAACATCATTAATCGGCAATGTCATGAGTGAAGATATTTCCCTCATTGAATAACCTTTTACATGCAAAAGACCAACTTGTTCAACATCTCTAATTTTCTCTACTAAACTTTTTTGTTTAACATGTTCAATATTTGACATAATCTATCTACATAGTCCTTTGTTACTTTGTCCCAAGTCATATTCTCATTTATGTACTTAGCACCTTCTAATGTCTTATTTGAGACAGCATCATAGTTTTTAACTACATATAACATTTTATCACACAAATCATCAAAACTTGGCTCTGCCCACTCCCCAGTATCTTTATATACACCATCCATGTTCTTGCTAGACCATTTGTAATCTAAAGGTACAGACATTTCTGCATACTCCTCGCAGGCAGTAGCGTTAGTGCAGATCGTTGGAATACCTTTTGCTATTGCCTGAAATGGTATCAGCCCCCATCCTTCGCCACTTGTTGGGTATAGTAAGCAGTCTGCTTCATCGTATAGCGCAGAAAGAAGGCTTTCGCTTAATTTCCAATCTATAACTTCAATACGAGGGTGCCCGTGAATAGATGACTGATCGCTCGTACCTTTATGAAAGCGAGCGTCTGGAGATCCATTAGATTTGTAAATTAGTTTATAATTTTCATCACGACCAAAAAGATGCATGAACGCATCAACAGACATTTGAGAATTCTTCCTCGTTGAAGGAGACCCCATGCTTAGGAATGTAAACGGCTTATGAGGTTTCCTCTTATAAGGGTAGTAAAGATCTGGATTAACCCCCAAATTAAAGGCATACACTGGCTTGGTCACACCAGAGTTTATAAATACATTTTTCATAAACTCAGATGTAGTCCAAATCTCATCCATCTTGTTCATTCCATCAACGCTGTCATCGCTTATACGATTGGTTTCCCAATATGTAAAGCCAATTGAATACTCAGAACCAATAACATAATATTCGGGGAGTGTATTGTTAATCACAACGGGACTGGTAAATTTAGTGTTCCTTAATGAATACCCAACGCCAGGAATTTCTGGAGCAAGATGCTCAACATATGTCTTGGATACCAATCCATTTTTGAACAACGCTTCATATATAGGATAGGCAGCATCAGCGTACCCAGTGCCCGCCACATGGGAGCCTGCATCATTCCACTCTACTTCACTCATCTACAGAAAAAGCAATTTTCTTTCCTGCCTTTTCAGCAGCCGATCTCAATTTTGGTAACGGTAGTCCATGCACTTTTGTATACTGAACTCTATAGTTATACCAACCTTCAACTGCTCGCCAAATGCTTGCATCGGTAGTATCCGCTAGCTCCTGAAGCTCTTCCGTTGTCAAAAGGAAACTGAGAACACCCAAAGGCATATACACAACAACATCATAATTCTCGCCTTTATCTTCTGAATACTTCTCCAATATCTCTTGATAGTGCCGAACCATTCCCTCAACTGGGGTACCAGTGAAGAAATCAACATTACCGTAAATATTTCTCTCCCGAGGACATACATCATCAACTCCAACAAATGCTCCGTAGCTTCTGCAAACTAGCGGTCTAAAACCATAAATAGTACAACCACCTTTATAGAAAGCACACTTACGAGTTGTTTCACCGCCAAATTTAAGATCTTTATCATGCATTGCATCTTTTAAGGAATCAATAACAGACTTGAGCCATTCATCCGCATGCTCCTGACCTTTATCTTCTAAATATAAATAAAACTGTTGAGTTAAATTGAAAGCAATGCTTGCACATTCTGCCATCGGAATTGTTAATCCAATGGTGCAACAATGACCCGAGCCCAAACATTTATACTTAGTCTTATTCTGGTTTGCCTCAATCACCCTAGCCTGATTATATACAATATTCAACTCAGCAAATAAACCTAAATCTCCTGCCGTAATACTTCTTTGCATTATCTACCCATACCTTTCTTTTTCATATCTCGTTGTTTTCTCAATTCACGCTTCCTACGCTCAGCTGCCTGCTGCATAGGAGACTTCGGTTTCTTAGAAGTTACAGCAAGGTTTCTTCCCTTACCTCTAAATTTTAATAAATCATATTTCTTACACCAGTTATACAAGCCCTGCGGTGTTATTTCAATGTTGTAAGTTTGTTTTAATAACTTAACGACATCAGTTAAATTCATTCTCTTCTTGACATAGTGCTCATACAGCCAGGACTTGTCCTTGTATGGTTCAAGAGCCATGAGAAACCGCCATTAAGTAATACCAAAGACCAATGCCTACTGCATCAACAATATCATCATCCGCAAGGTCTTCGTTTGACATATGGAAGTATTCTATCACAATTTGCCGAACACGATCTTTTCTTTCTTTCTTTTTCTTCGCTTCCGTATTCAATTCTATCTTGTCATTCTTAGATATATTCTTATAACCAATACCCCGTTTCCATAAAATGGGGTTAATATCAATCACTTTAAAACAATAAGTCTGGACAATACCCCATGTGTAACCAATTATGTAAGATATAACACGGCTTGTTTGAAAGTTTTGAATATAAACTGATTGCTCAATTACACAAACAGATGGATTATGCTCCTTACATATTTGCTTGATACCAGAATTAATCTCATTAAATTTAATTGAAATATCATTAGTTTTTGTAAACTTTATCTTACCGCAATCTATTAATTTAAGACCGCTACTGAAATCAATAACTGCCCACCCCAGGGAGTGAGAAGATGGATCTACTGACAACACCCTGCTGTCATTCTTGTGTACAATATTTTTAAGGTTCATTACATACCATCTCGTACTTTGGTCTCATCCCAACCCCAGCCGACTAATCGTTGAACAAACCTTTCTCGTTTACATTTTTCACAAATTAATTCTTTATTGTATACAGAAAGAACAACAGTACATGTTTTTGTTTTACAAATTCTTTTTTTATTCTTATTAGCTTTCTTTTCGTAATAATTTGCTAATAATTTCTTGTTAGTAATAATCTTTCTGCATTCAGCAGAGCAATAGATACTATTATAAACTTTTGCTATAAATTTCTTTGCACAATCTGGATTACTACAGATTCTTTTCTCTTCATTAACCACTCTCTCCCCAGCATAAAGCAGCAACATTACAATCAGAACAGTGCTTAGATGTTCTCTTGTAGGGTCTGTCGGGGATGTCACCGCTTGTGTAACTCCCATAAATAGTTCTGTACTTCTTAAATAATTTATCAATATAGTCTTGATCTTTTTTTATAAAAATAGGTAGAATTTCTTGATTATTCTTGCATTCATAAATAACAAAACCGCTATCAAGA